CAAACACGGTGCCGCTCCGCTCCAGTCGTATCCTCATTGCACCGCCTCCAGTCCGGGCCTGCCGAACAAGTCGAGCTGGCCCTGTATCTGTTTGTTCAGCGCGGGAGGTACGGGGAAGCTGATGGCCTCGCAGGTCTGCTTGATCATCATGCCCACATCGAACGGGCTGGCTCCCATGTCCAGCATAACTCGGCGCGTCAGCCGCATGAAGCCTACCGCGCTGCTGAACGTCACGCCGTCTGGAAGGGCGGGGGTGCAGGGGACGGTCTGTATGTATGCTCCTGTCTGGCGAATAGATGGAAGCACTTCTTCCACTACCCAATCGGTGAACTGCTCCGCTGTGGGGAGTTTTGAGCCAAAGGCAAGACGGTATAGGTCGGCTTCTGGAATGAAAATCGCTTCTTGCAATCCACTTACGGTTGGGAGGGGACGTTTCGTCCCCCCTTTACAATGGCGCGCAATCGCCTTTTTAGGATCGCTGTATCCTAACACACTAGCGACATCGCGTCCACAAAACAGTGTCTTTCCATTTTCCACAATGGTTCGGATAGTGCCAAACTCAGGGTTATTGAATGCTCGAAGCTCGGTCATGCCCGCGCCCTCCCCTCCGCTTTCGCCGCACGGTAGCCTTTGGCCTTGCCGTAGTTGAATGCAAGGTTAATCATCTCAATGGGAAGATCGCCGCAGCCATGCGCCTGTTTCGACAGCTCAAAGGCTTCTCTCATGTTCATGGCGTATTGGAGCGGATTCTTTATGTCCATCTTCGTCCGCTCGATGTACCTCTTCATTTTCTCGATTTCGCTCATAAAAACCTCCTTTTTCTTCTTGCGCGGAGGCCCCTTGCGTGGTATACTGAGGTATCCAGTGGGGTGACCTCCTGGTGTTGTGGGAACAACCCGTATGCTTGTCAGGGCCGCGGGTTGTTCTCATTCTTTTTCGTCCAACTCTTTTTTCACCAAATCTATGCCTCTCTGGACAACTTCTGTTTTTGTCGCATCAAGCCTTTCTGCACAGTATTCCAGCTTTTCAGACGTTTCCTTAGTCATCCTTATTTCAAATCGCATATTTTTGGATTTGTCGGACTTATGCCTGGGAGACATCGCATATCACCGCCTTTCCCGTCCGTACAGATACATTATACTCGTACGGACAGGAATGTCAAGAGGTTTTTCAGAAATATTTCCGCTATCTCGATATGAAGTTGTCAAGGTGCAGATGAGCAGCTTAGCCGCCCCACTCCTTCATCAGCGCGTCGTCCGCGCTGGTATATTTTTGCTTGAAGTCCACAAGGTGCCGGTTCTTCCGATACCATTCCCGGTCAGACTTGTCCAGGGCTTTTCCCCGCGCCAGGTGTTCCCGGATGCGGACCACCTGGGCAAAGGTGCAGTCGCCGATCTCGCCATAATTTGCAAGCCAAGACCACCAGTGGTAATCATTCAGCGCTCGTACTTCCGTCCCTGCCACCCGGTTAATAGGCGCGATAATCAGTGGATAGTCCTGTTCCCAGTCCACCAGTCTAGGGGCTTTGTGTGGCGCATCGTTGGAATCGCAGTTGATAAAACGCAGGCCCTCGCTTATCGCGTCTTCCCAGTGATCCGGCGGCATATCATCGAAATCTGGGTATAGTCCAACGAGTACGGCCAGCGCCCGATCCTTACCGTCTGCTTCCGGGTCGGAGAGATCGGTTAGGATGTCCAGAATGCAGCGATAGTCCGTTCGGATGGGATAGGTCACACCCTGGACCTCTACACTCTCCGGTAGGCTCCAGTTCATTTGTGGAACTTGGCGGTGTACTTCTGGTATTTGGCTTTGTACTTGGCAATACGCGGGTCGGCCTGCTTCTGGATGTCTCCGATATTGGCCTCGATCTCATCCAGAATGGACAGCATCAGATTGAGCCAGACCGGGAATCCGTTGGCGAACGCGCACAGGCTCATACTGCCAAAAACAGACTCACAGACCGGCGCATTGAAGAGGCCGTCCAATACTTTTCCCATCTCCGCATCCCGCGCCCGAGCCAGTGAGAACGCCTCTTCAGGCTCCTGCAGCGCCTCCGCCTTTTTCGCGTATTCGTCCTGGAGCTTCCCCATTTCGTCTATGGCGCTGTAGAACCGCTCCGCAAAGGCGTGGTCCGCCGGGTTAAAGCTGACCTCACACTTTCCGTTGAGGGAGTAGGATACAACGCCGGAATCAAAGACAATTTCTTTCATTCAGAACCCACCGTCCCCTTTTTCGTAAAGGTGATAGTCCCGTCCTCCGCTACAGAAGCGGTCCCGACTTCGCGCTTCCCGCCAAACGTAATGTCGATGGGCATAGTCAGGCTTCCGCCGCCCGCGCCGCCTAGTCCGGAGGGCTTGACCATCGAGCTGGGATAGCGTTCAGCAAAGGCGTTTCCGCTCTCATCCACCGCATAAAGATGGATGCGCAGGAGGTCCTGATTGCACAGCGCAGGCGCGTCCTGATCGACCACAGCCAACTCCCATACATGGTGCTGGTACTCGTCCCCGGAATCCAGCTCGCAGGGATCGAAGGTCTGGGAGATAACAGGGGTCTTCATGGTGGTGTAAATATCGCCAAGAATGTCCTGTTTGGTTTCCTCACCCCAGTCATTTTCGGCGGAGCTGTCCTCCACACGCTTGCCCAGCCTGCCCCAGTTGGGTGCCTCGTAGGTGCCGCTGTTGCCGCAGCACAGATACAGTTTTCTGTCGATGGTCTGACCGGCAGGCGAATTAAAGTTAAAAGCCATTTGTCTGTTTCCTCCTTACATAAACCACGGATCGTCCGTTGATAAATTTTCGTATGTCATTTTGCACAGTATCTGGTGGTCCTCATCGCCGTTTTCATATTCGGCGAACTTGGAGGACCGGGTCGTTGCCTCCACGCGCAGAGCGCGGAGCCCTTCCCCAAGTTCCGGTGTCCCCGTCTGTATCCAATCCCCTAGGCGGTCCAAAAGTTCGTCCGCTTTTAACCGCTTGTCCGGTCCAGTGGTGTTGCCTGGTATGATGCGGTAGATCACCTTAAACTGATACTCCGCCTGATACCCGCCATGAATGTACCGTTTTATGATGTAAGGGGCCTGAATAGTGGACAATGCCATGCAGGGATTGTTGTCTGTCAGAAACTCGAAGTTGATGGGCGTTATGGGATTCCCGGCCAGTACAGCGTCCGGGATTTCCGGGAAGGCGTTCAGCCAGATCAGGACGTTGCGGGAAATTTTGTCCGCTTCTTCCGCCGCAACCAGCGGGCGCGGCTTTTCATTTGTCGAGTTCACGGTCCATCGCCCTCCCAGCCACCCGCACCCACTTATCAAGGTTTTGGGCTTTAGATGCTTCATCCCAATGCGACTGCGCCTTGCTATGAACAGAATGGTTAAATTTAAGGTCTTTCCCTGTAACAACCTTTGTTGCACCTTTTCTGGCCCATACGCTTCCGGTGTTAGGGTCAATCATGAGTTTTCCTTCGCGCAACATTCTTGCAGACGGTCCAGGGTAAATAACCGAACTGTCCACAACCTGCGTCCTGATATACATCCCTGCGGGTGCGCCAGACGCGGGCACAAACGGCTCTGTATCGCTCTCAATCTGCACCGCAACGGCATGGGCCGCCCTTGGTCCCGCCTGCTGCAATTTCTTCATCAGGGGGGCAGAGAAGTTGTCCTTCATGCTGATTTTTAGGTAGCTCACGGGATTACCCTCATTCGCACTTCGGTGGCGTTTTTCCCGCACTCTGGACACTTGCAATGGAAATAGACTTCGTTGTATTGAGTGTCCGATTGGTATTCATCTTTTTCCGCCTCAAACACGCACCCGCAGAAAACGCACTTGAAGCGCTTGATTGGGTTCAAAACGGTTTCAGGCCGTCCGTGTTGGATGATTTTCACGTCAGTTTCCTCCAATCTCCCAGTGCTGCATATCCGGGCTTCCAAAGTCGATCTTATCGACCTTCGTGACCTGGTACACATCGTCGTAGCCCAGCTCCAGAGCGGTCCGGCTGGCATCCGGCTCTATTACCCTTCCCTTGACGAATACGGCGCCGATAGAGATAGTCCAAACCTTTGATTTGTCCTGCTCCTTTTTCCAGCCCTCTACCGGGTCAACATAAGCCTTTTCCTCCCCAGTCACGCCGTCCACAGCTTTCACGCCAAAAGGAACATGCAGGTTCACCGCGTCCGCGCCCTCGAGGCCGGTAGCGCGTACGTTTGCGGCCTTAGAGGCAATCAGCAGTACGCCCTCCAGAACGGTGATATGGTTGACGGTGGTTTCGTTGAGCTTGTCATCTATGACTGTTTCCGTTTGGTACAGGGTCACGGTATGGGGGAACATACTCACCAAAAACACCTCCCAGCTCTGGACAGCAGCCCTGTAAAGGCCAAATGCCGCTGTGCGATGGCGTACAGCGCCGCCTTGGCCGCTTCCGCCGCCTGGGCCGCGCTCTGGGCGCTGTCTCCGCCGGAACGGTAGGATCGGGACCACGTCTGAACCGTCTCGCTTTGCAGCTCCAGGCCGCTCTCCGCTCCCGCCGCAAGGCTTTTCTGCGCCAGTTCCTGTGCCGTATCGATCATCTGATACCGCTCCGCCAGCTCGCAGCAGCACATTTTTACAGCCTCCAGTCCGGCGCGGGCTTCCGCCCGGCCCTGCGTGATATAGTCGATATACTGACTTCCACGCAGGGCAAGGCGGGGAAAATCGGCCTCGGCGATGGCCCGCCCGAAATATGTATTTGCGTAAAAATCATAGTCCGCTTGAGTTTTCATCTGTTACGTTTCTTCTTGTTTGTGTCTGTACCCGTTGATACACAAGGGTTTGATGACTTGCGTCCCTTGCGTTTCTTTGGTGTTCATGCGCTAAAATATAATCTCGTTTAAATTGCATTGTGCGCCAAATGTGCGCCAAAAAAGAGGGCCAGGGGAACACTCCCCCCGGCCCTTTATGTCCGCCAAGATATTCACCTTATAGCCGTCTCACGCACTGGCAGTCATGACCACAACCAGCGTCACGACCGCCACCATCAGAACGCCCCAGCCGCCGCACAGCGCGGCCACGGCAGCCACAAGGCCAACGTACAGGCCTCCGGCAGCCAGCAGGCACAGAGCCTTGAACCGGTGTTCCGGCATCGGGGGACGCTCGTACTCAAACACGGTGCCGCTCCGCTCCAGTCGTATCCTCATGCTATCCCCTCCCCATATGTCAGCGTGACAATAGCCCTCTTGCCCTGCGCTGCCTGCTTGCATTTCACCACGTCAACGGCCACCTTTTGACCGGTTACAACTTTGCCGGATTCCATTGTCTCGATCCGGCGTGTCTCCAGCCGCAGAGCCGCAAAGTAACCGATAGCTCTGCCGCCCGTTGGACGGTCTGGCCTGCCACACATGATCCCGGGTTTTTCCCGCAGCTGGTTTACAAGGAAGAGCGTGCATCCAGTGACATGGAGCAGGCCGGTGAGGATAGGCAGGCATTTTGACATGACCGTTGCCTGCTGATTCCGAGGCAGACCATATTTATCGTTTATCCCCACTCGCATATCCTCCCTTGTAGGGAATGCCGTCACAGTGTCGATCACTACCGCGCTGAAGCCGCCGATAGCCGCAGTCTGACAAGCGCTCAGAGCATCCTCCAGAGTGTCTACGTTCAGCAGATACAATTCCCTCCCTCTGAGTATGTACGGGCTCAGGCCGTGGTCAGCGTCTGCGTACAGGACCGCCCCACCGGTCTGCTGGGCCAGATGGAGCGCGAGGGCTGTCTTGCCGCTGCCCTCGCTCCCGTATATCTCCACGATCCGGCCCCGGGGGATTCCGCCCCCGGCAGCAGCGTCAAGCTGGGAAAGGCCGGTTGATATGATTTCCTGCGGGGCTTTCCCATAACGGACGGTGCCCTCGCATTTCTGATTGATGGTTTCCAATAAAGTAGCGTTCAAAAGAATTTCCTCCTTGCAATTTGCTGGGATGGGCGGTATAATAGCAATACCGGCCCCTCTCCGGGGTTGTGTGCGGCTCCATGCATCGTGCTTTGGTCGGCGGTGATGCAAGGGGCCTTTCTTATACGCTGAGGACAAAGCGGGTGGTTGTGGTCTGGCGGCTGTACTGGCCGTAGAGGTCGGCGTGGTCGGCCTTGAATGCCTTGCTGTCGAAGCGGCTTCCGTTCACGTTCTTCCACGTGGCTCTCCAGCCGTCCCCCTGGAGGACTTCCGTGCCCTGCTCCACCATTGCGGCCTTGAGTTTGTCGGTCAGGGCCTCGGCTTCCGCCTGAAGCTCCTCGATCATCTGCCGGACGCTCATCAGGTCCCGGGCGGTGCTGTTCAGTTCGGCGGCGGTATCTTCTGTCATGTGGCCGGGGCAGAGGCCTAGCCCACCTTCTTCACGGGGCAGGCGGCGGAACGCATCACGGTGGATGCAGTCCGGGCGGGTGCAGCTGCGGCAGTCATAGCATTTCGTGGTCATTGTCTGTTCTCCTTTCGACTGTTGCAGGGCCCGGGGCGTGAGTCCGTTCGCGCTCTCCGGCCTACTGGGGAATGCGTTTCCCGGGTCCTGTGGTTTTATGGGAACGGGGCCGGGCGGCTTCTGTAGCGGCTCTTTGCGCCATATCCGGTTCCGATTTAAGGGCGGGCTTTGTATCGCGTCCCCCTGTTCCCTCCTGACAATGATAAGTATACACTATTTACCCCAATATGTCCATTGGCATACTCACTAATATATTGGGGTAAATATTGTGCAACTTTCCTATTTACACCAATAGACTTTTGTGGTATAATCATGGTAAAGGTGGAGAAGAATGCCCAATATCCAGGGCCTCCCCCGGAAAGGAGAAAGCTATGGCTGTTTCAAAATCGCAGCAGAAAGCCGTCAATAAATATGTCCGCGAAAAATACGATAGAATAAACATCACAATGCAGAAAGGAAAGAAAGATACATTACAAGCCCACGCCGCCGCCCGTGGAGAATCCGCAAACAGCTTTATCAACAGGGCAATAGATCAAGCTATGGAGCGGGACAGCGCCGGAACCCCCACAGGGGCCGCAGGAGCGCCCACAGGGGCCGGGGGTATATCCTTACCCTACGGCACCATCAAAGCCGCGCAGGAGGCCGCAGAAGCGGCGGGAGAGGCCATCCCGGTGTTCATAGCGCGGGCGGTGGAGACACAGGCGCAGCGGGACGAAATGGGCCGCAGAATGAAAGGAGGCAAAGCCAATGAGTGAACGCGAACAGGCCAAGAGCATTATTGACCGTCTGCCGGAATACAAGATCGGCAATCTGCTGTCGTTCCTGCAAGGTATGTTGTTCGATGATGAGATGGAGGACGATTTATACTGTGAACGGCTTACAGAGGCATATCTAAACGATACCAGCCCGGACAAACACGAAACAATTTCCCTGGAGGAACTGGCCAAAAGGGAAGGTGTTGAACTGTGAAGTATAGCATTGTCATTGAAAAGCCCGCCGAGAAATTCATAACCCGGCTTGTTCAACCCGAAAAGGAACGGGTATTGAGGGCAATCCATGAACTCCCGCACAAAGGCGATATTAAGCGGCTCCAGGGAAAGAAAAGCCGGGGAATGTACCGGCTCCGGGTTGGCTCCTATCGTATCATCTACACAGTGGACAACGGTCAACTTGTGGTATGCGTGGTGGACGCAGGGAACCGGGGACAGATTTACAACCGATATTAAAGCAAGAGGCCGGGGGCAGCTACGCCCCCGGCCATCTTTTCGCTCTACTCTCCGTTAAGTGATCCGAAACCGGTTCCCACGCAAAGAGGCGTTGATCCGCTCAGCTGTTACAATATCGCCCTTCTTTTGGCGAGTCAGCTCCACCACATACTTCTCGGTCTGCTCCGAAACCTTATTGGGCGGGATCTTCCCGTCATTCATATCCATCACGGCTTTTTCTGCCGCTGCCTTGCGGACTTCGACCTCCTGATTTTTGGAGAGACGGCAAGCCTTGACAGCGGCCTCATACTCGGCCTGATCCCGCCGTGCGGCCTCCTCCTTCAGTTGCTTCTCCCGCTCCTCCATCACAGCGATCCGGGCCTTTTGGTATGCCGGATTGTTCAGCCTCATTTGCCGCTCAATTCCGGCCTCGATGAATGCCTCCTCACTGGAGAAATCCTCCCGCCGCAGGCCGTCAAGGCCGGTCCCCGTTTCCTTTGCGGGAAAAAGTTCGATTTTCAGTCCCATAATTCGTTTTTCTCCTTTCAAATGTTGATAATAATCAAAACAGGCTCTTTCGTCCCTCTTTTGCACTTTTGCAGAAATTCCTTATGTGCCATCCGCCCGGCTTCTTCTGTCGGGTATGTGTTCCGCTTTCCGCCCATCATCAACTCCCATTCGCCGCTGGGTAGAAGCTCCAGAATCGATACCCCGCCATCTGCTCGAGATATTTGCTCCAGACGTTCCAGACGCCGTATAACAGTTCTACTGCCCATGCTCACCTCCAATCTCCGCCTCCAGCTCTTGCAGACGGGTGATAATATCGGTCTGCTCCGTCATTTTCAATCCGTACTCCAGCACAGAGCGGGCCGCAGATACGCGTACCTGCCCATTTTCGTCACGGTCTTCCATGATCTCCCGCAACACCGCCACCGCCGGATCAAGCGTCTGTTGTACTTTCCGGGTAGCGTCCTCCACCAGTTCGGCAAACGCCTTTCGATATTCGGCCTGAAATTCCGGGTCATCCAGATAACCCCGCAGGGTCTTAGATGTGATCCCGGCAGCAGCAGCGGCCTTCTCCTTTGTTGGTTGCGTTAGAAGCGCAACCAGGGCTTTTTGTTTTTTGGGTGTCATTGCACCCCTCCTTTCTTCGGTAATAATCGGTATAAATCGCCATCCAGTCTTCCAAATCCATCACCACGCGCCAGGGCTCCCAGCTCCGCCGACAGCAGCGCGTCCAGATCATCGGCGGCAATGTGGATATAGACGCTGCTGGTTCGGCGGCACTCTTCCAGCGTCATGATCCTTTCGCGGCCCTTCCAGTCCCGGCAGACCAGCAGGAGGGGGCGGGAGCGCAGCTCCGCTATGGACTTTTCCAATTCCCCCAGCGTCATGACTGCCTCCTCTTTTTGCGCTCCTCCCTGACGTACCGCCGAATAGCCCGCCGGTATTCCTCTCGCGTCTCCCGCGCAAGGTCATACCCGGCCAGAGCCTCGATCATCTCCAGCCGCAGAGCCGCCAGATACCGCCGCCGCTCCCCGGACGCGATACCGCCCCGCCGGGATAGTTCCCGGTGTTCCTCCGGGGACATGGTGTTGAATGGGCGCAAATTCTCGTTGTTCATTTTCGGTTCCTTCTCGCTTCGCTTGAACAGCTTCAACATATCCGCCAGCTGCCGAATTTCAGGTTTTCTCAGGTTGCCGCCGAGACCTATACACCCCATGTCTCCTTCAGTCTGTTCAGCAGCTGCATTGCCGCCGTGGTATCCTTGCCGGGGTTCAAGTCGGGGTGGTAGGTCTTGGATAGGCTGCGGTAAAACTGCTTCAAGATAGCCGTCTCCTCCTCGGTGTAGGTACTGCGGACAGGGACGGAGTAACCACCAGAACTGCCCCCGCTGTAGGTACCGCTCCAGCTTTCCCGGTAACTACTCCATCGGGCCTGTTCCGCCTGCTTCCAGGCCTTGTGGTCCGCCTTGATCTTTGCCAGGTACTCCTTGTTCCGCAGCACGCCGAATACGTCATAGCATCAGTCATATTCGTCCCCGTCTACGCCGTACCGTTCGGAAAAGGCGGACCGGGCTTTTCTGTGGGCATCCACTATCCGCTGGTGTTCCTGTTTGGTCTGATACTCGGCGGACTGGTGAAAATCGGCCTCCAGACGTTCCCGCAGGGGGCCCAGCTTGGCCTCTATGATCTCATACAGCTCGGCGGCATCCATACCCACCTTTTTAGCCAGGGCATTCTCCCCGCCAACGATGCAGTCGCCCCACCAGTTTTCACAGATGTCGTAGTAGGACATGGTACAGACCACATACTGCCGCTTTCTGACCACGCCGCCCTCCCGGTAGCTCTGATGGAGGGTAATTTTGTAAGCCTCCAGGTGGGGACGCTCAAAACGTTCCTCGCTGTACTCATAGGCCCATGTATACGGCTTGCTTTCATCCAAACGCCATTGGTTCTGGTATGCCCTGATCTCCAGTCGTTCCCCATATGGGTCCGGCTTCTTCCGCCGAACCTCCTGTATCACGCAGTACATACCCTATCCTCCGTGGTTACTGTCTTCGGCGGGGCGGTAACTACGGTACAGCTCC